CATTTTGGCAAAGATGCCCATGTTGGCTGGGCACAGGTGTTAAAACCCCTTATTGAAAACAACTTGATATCATGATACTGTATGCCAACGGATGTAGCCACACAGCGGCTGCCGAAGCTGTGGTTCCTGATTGTTTTGCTGTGGATGACGGGAAACACGGAATAGATCGCAGACCACATCCCATAAATCTTGCAGCTTCGTGGTGTACACATGTGGCACATGACCTAGGCATGAAATTAATCTGCAACGCAGAGTCTGGTGGCAGCAACGCTAGAATAATCCGCACCACACAAGACTGGATCACCCAAAATCCATCATTGTTGGATCAAACTCTAATTGTGTTGCAATGGACCACATGGGAGAGAGAAGAATGGCTCTATCAAGACTCTTGGTATCAGGTCAATGCATCTGGATTGGATTGGGTGCCCAAAGAACTGCAAACACGATATCAACAGTATATCATTGACATTGATTGGGATCAGCGAACCCAACAAGCACATGAAGAAATTTGGGCTTTGCATCAGGAACTGGTTGACAAAAAGATTCGCCATTTGTTTTTTAATGGACACAGCACATTTGATAATATCCAATCCCAGCACTTTTGGGGGAAGCATTACATTAGTCCCTACAGCACAGATGGGTGTTACTACAATTGGTTGCTGGCCCACGGAGGAACTCGCGCAACTCCCCAAAGTTACCATTTTGATGCCAAAAGCCATAGACTTTGGGCCACAAATGTGTTACAATACATCAATAGCAACCACATTCTTGAGCCACTAAATGAAATATCTGTTGATTGATACTAGTAACATGTTCTTTCGTGCCCGCCATCAGGCACATAGAGCCAGTGACACATGGACCAAATTGGGCTTTGCTATACATCTGACCATGATGAGCGCCAACAAAGTTGCTAGAAAATTTGGTGCAGATCACGTGGTTTTCTGTCTAGAGGGGCGCAGCTGGCGCAAAGATCACTATGAACCCTACAAGAAGAATCGCACAGTGGCCCGGCAGACCATGAGCGAAACCGAAGCAGAAGAGGACAAACTGTTTTGGGAGACCTATGATGAGCTGACTAAATATTTGTCTACCAAAACAAATTGCAGTGTGCTCCGTTGTGCCACAGCTGAAGCTGATGATTTGATTGCTCGATGGATTGCCCTGCACCCCCAAGATGAACATGTTATTGTCAGCAGTGACTCTGATTTTGTGCAACTGGTCGCGCCCAATGTGCAATTATTCAATGGTATCAATGATCACTTGTTTACACCAGATGGCGTGTTTGACGACAAAGGTCGCAAGTTGGCATTCTCTATTGAAAGCAACAGCAAGATCAAGGTAGGCAAGGCCAATGCAGATTTTGAAACTCCTGCCAACTATCAGAAATGGGTGCTGTTCATGAAATGCATGCGCGGCGATCCTGGTGACAATGTGTTCTCGGCCTATCCAGGTGTACGAGTCAAGGGCACAAAAAATCAAGTGGGACTCACAGAAGCGTTTGAAGATCGTGATAGAAAAGGCTATGCCTGGAACAATCTCATGCTTCAGCGTTGGCTGGACCATAATCAGGCTGAACACAAGGTCTTGGAAGATTATGAACGCAATTGTGTGTTGATTGATCTCACTGCACAGCCCGATGACATCAAACGCACAGTGGATTCAGTAATACGTGAACAAATCAGTCATCGTGACATTGGCATGGTGGGCGCACACTTCATGAAGTTCTGTGGCCGATACGATTTAATCAAGCTCAGCGAACATGCCGACACCATTGGACGCTGGCTCAACAAAACATATCAAGGAGTATTAGATGATTCAAGCACTACCAGTGGTAGCTAATAGATTTTGGATTCTTAAAAAAGACGATCGCAAGATTGGGCAGATTGAAGCCGAAGACGATGGGGTAGTGGTTCGTATTCAAGATCAAGTGGTTAGATACAAGACCATCAAAATGGCCGGGCGAGAGGCCAATATTGAATTTGAAAAAGCCAACAGACCTGTCAAACAATCAGTCAATCATGTACACGGTTACCAAGTATCAGGTCGTGTTTACAACCCACTATGGGACGTCAAACATCGTTTGCCGTTGTTTACTCGTGACTCCAAGTCCAAGTCTTGGTATGCCGCAGGCTGGTACACAGTCAAACAACACAAGAACTGGAAAGCAGTTCAAAACCCCAAGTTGATTTCACTGCAACGTTACCCATACCAGGGTCCATTTCATACTGAAGGAGAAGCTCGTGACAAATCCGTTTCGTGATCAAGAAAAATTCATGAAGGCCTGTGATCAAACCACAGACGTTGAAAACATTGACCAGTATCGTCTTTACTACAACCTAATCCAAGAAGAAGTCAAAGAGCTTGAAGAAAGCACCACCATGGAAGGTGATCTCGACGCCTTGATTGATATCTTGGTGGTCACAATTGGTGCCATCCACAGCATGGGTGCCGATGCCGAAGGTGCATGGAAAGAAGTCATGCGAACAAACTTTGCCAAGATTGATTCGGAAACAGGCAAGGTACGCAAACGTGAAGATGGCAAAGTCCTCAAGCCCTTGGGCTGGACTGCACCAGTATTAAATACATTTTTAACCAAGGAGTAAATCATGTTTGGAACAAGTTACAATGACAACGCTGTGACCTATCGCAGTGCAAGCGAAATCAACTCGGCCATGGGCCGTGTGTATGGACACATGAGTTTTGCGGTCATCATATCAATGATGGTCAGTTACTTTGTGGGAACCACACCTGAATTGCTGGAGTTCTTCTTTACTGGTGTACTGAAGTGGATTGTGATCTTTGCACCTTTGGCAGCAATTTTTGGCATAAGTTATGTGCTGGGCAACAATCCCAGTAAACGTGTGGCAGAGTTATGTCTATGGGGATTTGCGGCCTTGATGGGCCTGAGTTTTGCCACAATCTTTGCTGTGTTCAACATGGGCAGTATTGTATCGGCCTTTATGGGTGCTGCCATCCTATTTGCTGTCATGAGTGGCTACGGTTACTTTACCAAAAAAGATCTAAGCTCAATGGGTCAAATGATGTTTGTGGGCTTGATTGCTATTGTGATTGCCAGCATTATAAACATCTTTATTGGCAGCACCGTGATGCAGATGGTGATCTCCGCACTGGCCATCATTATCTTCCTGGGACTCACTGCCTATGACACACAACAGATTCGTGAAGCAGTCAGTGTTGACACCAACCCGGCTGTGGAAGTAACAGGCGCATTGTCTTTGTACATGAACTTTATCAACTTGTTCTTGAATCTGTTGCAGTTGTTTGGCGAAAGAAAAGAATGAGCCTGCACATCAATCGTTTTGTAGATGCCATCAAATCACACGAAGCACGTGGTCAACGTGACTTTGTGATGACCTTGCGTGACGCCAAGGATCTGCATGCAGACATTACAAAATTATTGTTGGCCTTGCAAAATGTACACCAGCCAACATCTCAGCAAGAATCACAAGAAATCCTGGAGATTGTGGTCAATGGTGGTAGTTTTAAAAACCCTAGTTAATGACATAAATAATACTAGGAGTTAATGATGAGTAGACCCAAGCCGCAAATATTAATCGAACACACCAACAAACAGACCTACAAGACTGAACAGGTCTTGGCCTCTGAAGGTGTGTGGGCAGTGTTCTACGACTCCAAGCCCATTAACTTAAAGACCACCAACATGCTCACGCAGTATCCTGGTCCCAAGTATAAAAAAGTTAGTTTTAGCAATCCTGGCCATGCCAGGAATCTTGCTCGCAAGCTCAACAGCCAATTCAAAACTGAAAAATTCACTGTGGTTTTATTACAGCAAGGCAATACTATTTTTCCATGATTCGAATCTATTCACACCAGGATCCTGCCACCATGGCTTGGCAAAGCCCCGATGAGTTTTACAAACTATGGCCCACTACCAAACCACATGGGTGGAACACTGATATGTTTGTCAATCAGCTGCTGGGGTTCCAAGAGTCAGAACAGTATTTTGAAGTGCGTGAGTATACTCCCGATATCAAGCGACCTGGCCATTACCTGATGTTTTGCGGCACCATTCATCACTTGCAGGATCATGCTGCATTGTCAGTGATCCCGGTTGATGTTCGAGACAAAATCAACGAAGGCATGCTGGATCTACTAGTGGTGTTCACGCATGAAAGTTTTGATGATCGTACTCTCAAAGAGTGGCAAGATCAATTCTGTACTAGATTGAATCGAATAGGTCTTACTAGAGAAAATTCAGTCAAGGTGCTCTTGGGCACTAACAGTTTGGAAATGAGCCAGCACAGAGACTGGCGTGTGAAATGGATTTATTATCCGTTTTGCGAAGCCATGTTTCAACAACAAGCACAGAAATTTTTCCACAACCGTGATCTTCCCAGCACAGATTTTTCAGATCGCACACGTAAGTTTTTGTTGCTGGGCGGTGTTATACGTGTGCATCGCCTGGTGCTGGCATTGTATCTTGAATACCTAGACACTCAGGGCGATGGGCTGATCACTTTTCACCCCAGTCAATTGCCCTGGGATCATTATGTGGCCAAGGGATCAGTTTTTCACTATGGTATCAGTTGCAATCCCGACTTCAAGTTGTTCTTGGAAAAAAACAAGGTACTCAGCGGCACGTACCTAAACAGCAACGACCGGCACAACAACACACACAACGTGGGGTGGTTCAATACTGATGAGTTACATCGCCAGTGCATGATTGAAGTGGTCAACGAAACACATCACGCCATGTGGAATTGCACATTCTTGACTGAAAAAACCTACAGGCCCATATTGTACGGTATGCCTTTCATGATCAATGGGTGCCGCGGTAGCCTGCACACATTGAGACAATGTGGTTATCAAACCTTTCCTGAACTGTTTGAGGAAGGTTATGATGACATGAATGCCGGCATTGGTCCAGTCATGCACATTGGTCAAAACTTGAAATCTTTCTGTGATCGCCCCGATGCTTTGGAAATACTACAGAGCGCACCTGTGCAGGAAAAACTCAAATACAACCAACGCTTGTTTTGGGAACGAAATCACACACAGATGATGCATGATGCACTGCTGTGAACCGTGCCAAGTTGACTCAAAGCATTTATGATCAATTACCAGCGTCTCAGCGCGACGAAGTAACACTGGCGGCTGCCAATGAACTTTGGTGGCAAGACATTAGAGATGACGGTGGATTGAGATTGAGCCGACATGGCTACCATGTGTTTGAAGAATTAAAAATTGAAAAGTATGTGTTTAGCATAGCAGCCAACACACCGGCCAGTCCAGCTCAGTTGATTGCCTTGAGTAGACATGTTACTTGCCCGTATTTTCTGCGCATAGGAAAAACTCCCAGCATCACATTGTTTGGCAGTCGAGAAGCTACCATGTATGCACTCTATGGTGATATCAAACGGTTTGTACAGGCAATAAGTCGCTAGCCAAGCGTTCACAATCGCGAATAAATCTCAACTCCATCAGGGTAGGCCAGTCATTCAGCATGTAATCACGATTGGCCCGGATACGATCTTGATAGGGAACAAGATCTCGATTGCCCACAATTAGATCTTGGTTTCGACGTACAGCTTCTTCTACTCTAACATCATTGGGCAAGGTGTCGTAACTGGTGTCCACCAAATCATCAAACATGTCAAACCCCAGTTCGCGACAATGTTGTACAATGCCCTGATGTCCAATCACAATGGGGATCTGACCAGCTGCAATGGCCATCAAGGTTTTTTCAGTTACAATGCCCGGGGCTGTGTCGTACTTGGTTTCAGTCACAATGTTCACCGCATTGTGACCATACAACCAAGACAAGGCAATGAAATTGTCATCATTCTCAGTGCCACGATAACAACTGTAATTCCAGTGGCTCAAGGGACGTTCGGTGCCATAAGTGACTGTGCCATTGGGAAGATCTCTCAAGGCCCAGTAGGCACGTTGTCGATGTCTGCAGGTTCTTCCGTTGAGACATTGCCAGGCTTGTTCACGTTGAGGTTGCATGGCCGGTAGCCATTCTGCACTTCTTCGGTGCAGGGCCAGGCAGATGTCATAGTTGTGATTGCTGAACTCCACAAGACGCACAGGCCCTGAATAAATTTTGTCCAGGCCATGATTCCAATAAGTCACTACCACGCGGTCACAATTGGCACCGTAACGGGCTTCGACCTGTTCCAGTTCCAGCACTCGTCCATCCCGGATGTTGACAAAATCTTGAAAGTGCAACAACAACAGGGTCCTGGGCCCAAACTCAATATCAGGCAGTTTGAGCGGCCATCCCGAATCGGGATCAACTGGGACATCGTAGCAGTTGTACACACAATGCAAGTCGTCAAAGCCCACACTGCGCAAAGTCTGATTGAACAAAACACTGTAATCCATGTTGATATTTACTAAGTATGAGCATGTACTGGAATAATCCTCTCACTCAAATCACATGGCCCGCCGAGGCTGATCCGTTTGTGGAACACAATCTCACACACTGTTTGTTCTATAACCCTGCTGCTGGTCTAGATCATGTTGTGACCAATCAAAAGCTGGCAGATCTCTGTGAGTGGGCCATGCAGTGGCTGAACCATGATGGGCTTGCAGGGTTTGTGGCAGAACCTCGGTGTCATTATGACATAGCCAACTTGGTCAAACTCAACATGTGGCTGCATGATATTCGACGTCAGGGCATTGTGAAACCTTGGTTGTTGCAAGATCGCGGTGACGGTACTTTCCAAGCCGGCACCGGGGACTCAAGATTGAAATGTCTTGAACGCATGCCTGAAATTGTCACTGTGTCGGCGTTTGTGAGCACACGCCAAGATCGTGCTCACTTGTATGCTGATCTAGAACCAGTGATGACATTTGATCAATTTGCTCAGCTATGCGGTGCCGTGCCAGGGCAACAGTTCTTGTTTAGATTCACTGATGCCGATGCACCCTACGGATTGTTCTGGTACGAGTACAACAGTGAGTTGACTCGAGCAGTGACCCCCAATCAGGATCAGGCTGTTGACATGTTTGTGCAATACATGCAACAACATCCAGGCACACAGATCACGCCTGAATGGTTTGATCAGGCAATTGAATGGGATCGTTATAGGTCCAGTAATTGATCATCAAGCACCTGCGCACCTGATCAAAGTGTGTGGCAGGATAACTGTGAACAGTGTCAGTGTCTGGAACAAAAAAGAAACAACGATTGTCCCGAGATTCCACTCGGGATCCGTCACTGAGTGCTGTGCCGGGATAAAGCTGTTGATGATCAGTGTAGATCATTGCTGACAGTTTCTTTTCCAAGTGATCATGGTGTGGGGTCAGCGAAAAATCGCCCCAGTCAGAAATGACTTCCAGGCGCAGGTAAAGCCCACCAAAATTTTTCTCTGTGCAGATTTCAAAAAACTGTCGCACTGGCCCCGAACACAAATCATCATACAGTCTGCACAGATAGGGCAGTGTTTTGCTGTGAACACCTGGAGTTATTACAAATCGGTCACTGCCAACTCTGCGTCCTGGTTGTGCTTGTTGAGCCTTTACTGGTATGGCTTTTAACTCGGCCAGGGCTTCCACAGTGAGAAAATCGTCAGTTATCCAGTGGCGCCAGGGCTGTTGGTGTTTGTGTGTAGTTGTAATAAGTCTTTTTAGCAATTTGTTTCCAATCCCGATAGCGATCACCAGTGTTTGCCACATCTACTGCCATCCAGGGCAGGCTGTCATTTGCATGACCTGCAAATCCCTGTTTGGGCAACAGCAATTCTCTGGGCCAATGCTGCAAGAACTCATTTATCAGCACAGGCTTGCATGTTGTATTTACTCTCAAATGCCAGGGCAGGTTCAATGCAAACCGCATGATTGATTGATGCATGAATGGGTTGCGTGTTTCTCGTCCCCAGGAACCGGCAATTCTATCCTGTCCCGGGGCATCGCACCCCACTACTTGATACCAATAGTCCATGAGCAAGGTGGCTGGTCTAGGATCACCCTGGTACGCCGACAAACACTGATCCCATAATCCTGCATGATCGTTGCTGCTGTAGGGACTGGTGCTGCCCAGGGTGGAATACTCAAGCTGTTGGTAGATGCCATAGCCACCAAACAACTCATCTGCGGCCAGGCCGGTAAACAGCACCCGAGATCGCATGTGTTTGGCCACTAACCATTTGCCCACAAAACTCCAGCTCTGTGCTGGCATCTGTGTGCGTTCAATCAAGTCCCGGTATTCACTTGCATATTGTTCAACACTCACGTTGACTTGGTGGAGTTGTTGCTGTTGAGCCGGAGTAAGGAATTCAGTGACTCGATCCACTATGGGATCTTTGCCCAGCATGTTGACCGTGACCAACTCAGCATCGGGCAACTGACTCAGAATTAGGCTGCTGTCAACCCCGCCTGAATAACTGATGGCAAAGTCACACGTGGGTGTCATGTTGCCAATGACCTGATGCCACAGTTGCTGAAACTCTTCTTGAGCTTCTCTTGCCGTGCATTTGACCGGGTTGATCCAATTCCACACTGTGTCTAGACTCTGTTGCGGCACATGGTCACAGTAGAGTCTGCCAGGCTCCAGGCGATGAATATCTCGCCAGGGAGTTTGATCTTGCAGGGTCCAGCACTTGTTGTTGTACTCACAGTCCTGATGCAGACTTGCCACTATGTCCTGCACCACTGCGGCTTCACTGGCCACCACTGTGAGGTCTCGGGTGTGATATTGATAAAGATAGCGTTCGCCCTGTGGATCTGTGGCATACCAAACATGATCTTGTGTGGCTCTGGCCCAGGCCCAGGGACCGTGAAACTTGGCAAACATGCCCGGATCCTGCCGAGCGGCCAGCCATGCAGTTTCGGTATCGTTAGCGGCGGCGCCAAAGTCGCGCCAGTTGTAAATCTCGCCGTTGTACACAAAGGCGTCGTCTCGAGGTTGGTGATAAAAATCTCTAGTGCCGGTGATGTGCAACACCGACTGCGCCAGCAAACATGATCCTGTTTGATGCACTACTTCAAAATCAGGACCACGTTGGCGCAACCTAGACAGTGCAGCCTGCTGGCGTTCAGGTGACACGGCACCTTGTATCAACAGGATGCCGCACATTATTTGATGTGATCAATTACCGCAGGCAGCCAGGCAGCAAATTCTGTGGGCCAACGACGACTCATGTTGGCCAGCACTGCTTGGTTGGTCCTAGCGGCTGTCAAACAACGATGGCGCAGTTCAGTGCGATCCATGTTGCTCAAGCGTGTGAATGTGTCTGCGCCGGAAAAGATCCACTCCACTAGCTTGTCACCGTAGGCCGCGGTTTTGTTTTCAATAATGATATCATAATTGTGATTTACAACATCACGCAAGGTATCAAATCCCAGACTTTCCAAGTATGCCACGGCATGTTTGCCAGCATACAACTGCCAAGGTGCTGCGGTCACCAAGGCACGGAATGTTTTTTCACTCAATGCAATGGATGTGTCTGAGCTGTAGGTTTCTGCCACCATGTTCACATAGGCCGACAAGTGTGCCTGCTCCATGTTCATGTCATGATTGCGAAATGGCATGTTTTCCAGCAGGCGCTGAAATGTTTCTTGATATACTTCTCGGTACTGCGGTTCCAGGGCGTCGTAAACTCGAACAAAGCTGTCACGCAAGCCATCAGGAGTGGCATTGTCACCTTCCCAAGACCAGCAGTTGAAGTTGATGAAATCCAGGGTATCTCGGTCTGGATATTTTTCACTGCGCAGGGCAATTTCCAGCAACAACAACAGACGCTTGCTGTCAATGCGATTCACTGAAAAATTGAATCTGCGTGTGGGATTGTAGTCTGTTTGCTTGGGCTCATAGTTGTAGATACCAAACCAGGACGTGGGCAATTGAAATACTCGGTACAGTGTGGGGCTGGTAACAAAATTGTCAGTGATCACTGTGGTGTTGCGATCAAAGCGATAGGCCACTGGCACATCATAATTCTCTGTGGTGGAGATGTAGTCGTCTACCAGACACACCACCACTGTTTTGTCGCCCCGGCGCCAGGTCTTGTGACCATCTTTCACAGGTTCGTAGCCCAGCTTGATCAACATGCTGTGCAAGAAATTCATGAGATTGTTTTCATGCCAGATGCATTGGCTGGCTTCAAACACTTCGGAAGTGTAGATATCGTGGTAGAGGTCTTGTGTCATACTGTTACTTATAGACCACGATTGTGGTTGACCAAATAATCCCAATCTCGTATACTGTAATTACAGTAAGTAGTACCCACCCAGAAAGGAGCACAACATGGCAGAAGTCAAATTGAATGGTCCACTGTACAAAGTCACAATGACAGAATATGAGCGTGGTTGGGGACAACGTGAAATGGGCGTGAAGTATTTCGATAATGAATCCGAAGCAAAACAGTTCTGTCGAGACTATTTTAGCGGTGATATTGAGTGCTATTATCGAGCAGATTATGAGAAAATATCTGGATAATATTCAATAATATTATTGATAATCCTCCTGGTAATACTTGAGTATTACCTTGTTTTTGTTGCTTTTTTGCAACAAAGATCCCGGTTGACCAAAATGGCAAAATCGGTTATAATATACACATGAACACAAAAACACTGGCCCGCAAAAAACGCTCAGATCGTACTCACATCATTTATCAGATTGAGTCGGGTTCTGACTTCTACATTGGCGTCACTGCCAAGACTGCTTCAACTGTGAAGCTGAGTGTTATGACTCGTTGCATGAAGCACCTGTATCGCTCACGTAGCGAAGACAAGAGCTGGGCACTGTATGAGTGCATGCGCGAGCGCGGTACTGAGTCGTTTACAGTTCGTGTTCTGGCTGTGGTGCGTGGCAAGGCCCAAGCACACACGGTTGAACGTGATCTGATCCGCGGCATGAAGCCCAACTTGAACACTGATGTACGTGGTGTTGCTTGAACGCAACACTGCGTTTTTGGTTGACCAATAATGCCCAATTTGTTATAATATGAGTATTGTAAGCAACAAGGAGTTGAACATGAGCGAAGTAGCATACAAGACCTGGGAAGAAATGAGCACTCTTGAGCAGTATGATTGCCAATACTGGGATATGTACAAGGATGCCTATGGTGTTCGTCCTCGTGGTATCGACACTACAGCCTGGACCGAAGCAGAGTTTGAAGCTGAGTTTGCTGGCCTGGCCAAGACCATTGATGCCAACTATAAACAACAGTTGGCACAGGAAGAAGCTGCCAAGCATGACTTTGAGATGCGAGTGCTGAGTTTGCTACAAACGGGTGCCAAGGATCGTGACATGGCTCTGCGTTGGATCCATGAGGCCGAGGGTAGCAATGGTGATGATGAGTATCTTTGCTTCTTGTTGGGCTTGCCCTATCAATACTTCCGCAAAGCGGCTTAAGGAGACGACAATGACTGTGACACTTGAACACCTTCCACAATTTGATCGCAACCGCCATGGATCACTGTATGACCGTGGCTCAGCAGATTCCTACTATCATCGTGACCCCAGTCCGCACTGGTACCCCCAGGGCAGTTATCATGGTGATCGCATGGCTGCACACAGTGATGAGGAAATTGCAGAATACATGGCCGGCTATCGTGACAACGAAGCCAGTGGTAACAAAAAAGACTGGGATTAAAGAATGATAGCATTCAGTTTCAACATTGCCTTGCCATGGAATAATAGATTCCAAAATTTATGGAATCGATGCCATCGTACGCCTTTTAAAAACAAGTTTGTTGAACTGGAAATTTATCGTAACGGTACCTTGATATCTTTCCAGATCAACTGGACTGTTTGTAGAGATCATGCCGGACTAGATATTGAACTGGGCTTGGCCGGGCATGTTGTTCATTTTAATTTTTACGATAATCGGCACTGGAATTATCAAAAAAATCAGTGGGAATGATTCATTCAATAAGTACCCAGTCCACAAAAGAAAGAGTTACCAATGGAATTTTTACCTGTACTTGAATTGATTGATCGCTTGTGCATTGCACGAGTCAAACATGCCCGTACCAATGGAGCCAATCAAATTGAATTGGACTGGTACGAGGACAAATATCAACAACTGCCACACAGTCCCGAGCTGGATGCTGACATCCAGGCCATGACCGATATCCATCATGCCATCTGGGACCTAGAATGGCAACTCAAATCTGGCGTTGAGCAAATGCTGAGCCTGCAAGAAATTGGACGCAGAGCCATTGCCATTCGCGATCACAACAACAAGCGGATTGCCTACAAAAACTCCATTGCCGCAATCCTGGGTCATCCTGTGCGAGAACTCAAATTGGATCACCTGGCCGACGGCACTGTTGACACTAAATAATTTTTCCAGTATAATACACACTTGGGCTTATAGCTTAATGGTAAAGCAGTCGACTCATAATCGATTGAGTCTAGGTTCAATTCCTAGTGGGCCCACCAAACTATCTGGCGTTCGTTCAATGGATAGGACATGATTCTTCTAAAGTCATTATGGGGGTTCGATTCCCTCACGCCGGACCAGCTATGTCATTAAACAATCGTCTGCCCTTGTTTGTTTTTGCACCTGGTGCTAGAGGAGATTTTCTAAGCAGTATACTCTATGGCGATGTACTTGAAACCACCTGGCATCTACACTCAATTGATGACAAATTCAACCCATTGGCACATCACGAACACTGTGACAAAATTCATGACTTGGGCCCATCGATATATAGACAAATGCCTGTTACCACTCCGGCTCACTTGAGACGGTGGTATGCTTGGTGCATATGGGTCAATACTGATCAAGAGGCATGGGATGTGGCCTGGCTCAATTTCAACAAACGCCGAGATGACGCTGATCTGAGCTGGTATACTGTTCACTCTAGGTACTGGCTTGTAAAGCAGTTACAAGGCAAATACCAAGGTTGTGCATTTGATCGCACCATAAACTACAGCGATTTATGGTCTGTGGAATTTGTGCATCAACTATACCAAGAAATACACAACAAAAAATTGGATGCTCAACAGCTGGAAAGAATACAGCACAACATCAAAATCAACCAGGAACTGTTGACAGCAAATCCCTTTTCGTTGTATAATAAACCTAACACACAAGGATCATGATGAGTGAACAACCCAAACCACTGCGAGTTGAATTTGCCCCGGGGGCATTTGACGACTTTGAAGGCACACAACAAGAGCTTGATGATCTCATGAAAGAGATCACTGACATGTTTGCCAACCTGACTCCTGAAGAACTTGAGGCTCAGAGTAGTCCTGTGGACATTGACCAGCTGATTGCTCGTGGTGACGAAGCTGTGGTAGAGGCCCTGGTGCGCAGTGCAGGCCGTGGGGATCGACTGCAATGACTCCGGAACTGCCAGCACAGGGCATACTAAAACGCAACGACTGGGGCGACGCCATGGCCTATCAAGTTGTATGCGAGTGTGGGGATAGCAATCACGATCATAATGTCTGGATTGAAGCCGAGGATCACAACATCACTGTGACCACATACACCCAACAAAAATCCAAATGGTGGAGTATGAATCGCTGGCAGACCATGTGGATCTTGCTGACTCGTGGCTATGTTGAA